CAGGAGATATTTATAGGGAAATTATTAAATATTGTGAAAATAAGAATTTTATTTTTATGGGAATTGCCTAAAAGGTTTGGAATTAGTTAGAAAACCTGTTTAGGTTTGGCACATAATAATAGGAGATTTATAATGGAAACAGATGTAACCACTACAGATCAAGCGACGGGGCAGACGCCTCAACAGGAGAGCCAGAATGACTCTAATGTAGATTATAAAGCCTTGTATCTTGAAGAAGTTTCAAATTCAAAGAAACTTCGCAAGAGATCACAGGAAGCAGAAGCGAAAGTAACCGAGTTTACAAAAACTCAAGAGACTAATAAAGTGAAGCAGATGAAGGAACAAGAAAAGTTTCAGGAATTATCTGAAGAACTTCAAAAGCAGTTAGATACTGCCCTTCCTTATAAGGAAAGGTGGGAGGATCATGAGAATACTACTCGGGAAAACTTACTTTCAAAGCTTCCAAAGGCTGACAGAGAGAAGTTTGCAGGCGAGAGTTTGCAAGTTCTAAAGTATATGACAGAAAAATTAAATGAGCCAAATTCAAATCCCACTCAACATAAGCCGGGAATGTCAAGGGCTGGTACTATTAATAAGCCTTGGACAGAAATGACTGATGAGGAGAAACGTATTTTTTATACTCAAAGGGCTAATGAACAGAATTAAGGCTTAAAATCAAAGGAGTTTAATTATGGCAATGGTACCCACAAGTAATCAGTTCTTAACTGGTGGTCTGCAAGACAGCAATCCTAGAGCAGGATTACAAAAATTTGTTCCCGAAGTATGGGGAATGGCAGTACGAGATTACATGGAAAAGAATCTTGTATTTGGAAACTTAGCAACAGACCTATCTGGACTTGTTGCAAATGGTGGTGATTTGATTCACCTACCACAACACGATGAATTAGTAGCAAGCGATTTATATGGTTCTGCTAATTCTGCAACATTGCAGTCCGATACCAATGTTGGTATTACATATGATGATACTACAACAGCAGGTGGAGAATATCAGTTGATAGTGAATAAAGCTCATTATGCTGCTTTCGCAATATCTGATCTTGTAAAAGCTCAGTCTAGTTATGAGCTGATGGATATTTACACCAAAAAAATGGGATATTCTTTAGCTAAAAAGATAGACGCTGAAATATCTAAAGCTATATTTAAAGCATTAACTTATAATGATGGTGCTAATTCTGCTGCAAATGGTGGTTTGGTTGGAAATCTTATTGACATTACTGGTGCAGGCAGTTATAATATTGACAAAGCTGGTATCGCCAATTTGATTCAAGCAGTCCATATAAATGATTCAGCTCTTGAAGATTGGACATTGGTATTGAATCCTAAATGTTATGCAAGTTTATTCAAACTTGATGATTTTGCAAGATATGATGTTATTGGTTCTGCAATGGCTGCTCCAAGAGTAAGTGGTTATGTTGGCAAATTAGCTGGCGTTGATGTAATTGTATCTAATAACTTCGTATATGTTACATCAGGTGAATCTGAATATACCGTTGCAGGTGCAACTCCAGTATTCAATTCTACTAATATTACTGATGAATCTGACCATCTTAACGGATATATGATCCATAAAGATGCTATCAATATTGCATGGTCTGCTGGTATGAAGTCAAGAGTCCAGAGTGAATATGATTTGACCTCATTATCTAATAGATTCGTTGCTGACACAGTTTATGGTGTCACATTAGTAGGTAATACAGGTACAAACAAAAGATTGTTTGCTTGTATGGATGCATAATAAGTAACTGATAATCAATATAATAAGGGCAGTTTATTCTGCCCTTATTATTAATAGGAGATTTTAATGAAGTTTGAAATTAGAACACCAGATGGTAAACTTAAAACAAGAGAATGCGATGATAAAGAAGATATCAAAGTAATGTTAAAAAGAGGGTGGAAAGAAGCATCTTCACCTAAAAAATCTAAAAAATAATTAAAGGGGCTTAATTGCCCCTTTTTTTATTCCTCCTCCCGAGGTAAATTATATCAATGATTAGTGAGATAAAAGAGATAGCAGAATATGCTCTATATAAATTAGATTGTTATAGCGATGATGCCCTGGCACTTGTAGTGCGAACAGGCATGGCTGAGTCTGGCTACAGGGCACTTCGAGGCTACGGAAAGAGCAATCCTGCTATCGGGTTTTGGCAGATAGAACCTGCCACTATGTATGATATGATGAGGAATTATTTAATATATAGATCAAAATATACACAGGCGTTAAAAGAATTAGGAATGAAGTTTAAGGGAGATGACATTGAAATCTCAGTTATGGCGAATATGGCAGTGCAGGCAGGATTATGTAGACTTCATTATCGTAGAGACAAATACCCATTACCTTCTTGGGATAGTATTGAAACTCAGGGGAAATATTGGAAGCGAGTATATAATACTCACAAAGGGCGTGGCACAGTTAAGCATTTTATGAAGGCGAATGTAGAAGATGATATCGTTTTTTAGAAATTCTCTTGAAACTTATCCACTTTCGAATATTATTGCTTCATTATCAGGCTATGCAGTATCATTCTCTGATCTTTTACATCCGATTTTAAGGTTTTTAATTTTATTATTTAGTACAAGCACAGCCATATCCGTAGCTTATATACAATTTAATAAGGCAAGGAGACTATGGCATGACAAAGACCCCAGTAAGAAGGACAATAGTAACCCCAGATAAGCACTTTCCTTTGGCTGATATGAAAGCCATAAAAGTGGTGTGCAAAGCAATAGAAATCCTGAAACCTGATTGTTATATTGACCTGGGAGATGTAGGTGAATGGGAGAGTTGCTCTCATTGGAAATGGAAGAAGAAGAAACGTCCTCCTCTTGAATATCAAATGCCCGATATTAGGAAAGACATCAAAGATGTTAATAAAGGCATGGATATTATTGATGAATCTCTAGATAAAGTCAATTGCTATACAAAACATTTTATCGAGGGAAATCATGAAGATTGGCTCAATCGCTTCAACGAAGAGCACCCTTATTTAAATTTATCCGTTAAAGATGCATTAAAGTTAAAAGATAGAGGATATAGCTATCATCCTATAGGTAAGTTTCTAAAGATAGGTAAACTTCATTTCTATCATGGACATCATTATGCTGGTATTCATCATACCAGGAATCATCTTCTTAGGTTAGGCGTTAATATTATGTATGGACACCATCATGATGTTCAGCAAACTGCTGTTACTCATATGGATGGACAGAAGTCTGCCTGGTCCATTGGATGTCTAAAAGATATGGCAGATGAGGAAAATAAATGGTTAGGAAATAGAAAAACTAACTGGAGTCATGCATTCTCTATTGTAGATTTCTTTGAAAGTGGTTATTTTACGGTACATGTAATTCAAATAATTAAGGGTAAAACATCTCTATGGGGAGAAATTATAGATGGGAATTAGTCTCTAGCGATGAATATTCTAAAGGAATACTGGGAACAGTTAGTAGCCTTTGTACTTCTAGTTACAATCTTGTCAAAGATGAGGGTAGATATTGATGTACTTAAAGATAAGGTTAAAACATTATTTGACTTATGGAATCAGAAGAAAAAATAAAACGTCTGGAACGACTTGAAAGACGTATTACAAAACTGGAATTATTTTCTCATCCTCCTATTGATTGGAAGAAGAGAATTAAGTATTTAGAAGACGCTTATATGAAACTATATGATTTATTTAAACAATTTATAAAGGAGAAATAATGGATTGGGTAATTAATAACTGGACACTTTGCATAGCTATTTTTTGGATGTTGGAAAAAGTAGTAAAACTAACACCTATGAAATATGACGATATTTTACTTGATATTGTCTGGAGTGGAATTAAAAAGGCTGCTAAGAAAAAATAATTGGTAAATGATATAACAATAAAGGGAGGGCATCCAATATCGGAGAACCTTTCCACCATAACAGTAGGTGATCAAACTACTTGCCTGGAAATTTCTGATAAGAACGGAGCCAGGGTTACTGGCGATCTTGAGGTTACTGGAAGTATAATAGGTATAGATACAAGAGATATTGTAATTGATGATCTAAATTGTGATGATATAACCTGCGATGATATAACC